TTATCCGTTCACCTGTTGCATAGCCATAATCCATATAAACCTGTTAAGAGCTTGATTATATCTGAACACATTGTACATACCGCTATAAGTATCAATAGTTTGGTTACCGTTTCCTATGCGCCCCTTCTCGTCCCACATTTCTATATCAGACAAATTTTGAGTCCCGTCGTTTATTCTTAATGTAGGGTTGATATAACCGTTGCCGTTAGCGAATACAACGCCGAATATAACGCCGTCCGTAAGCGTAAACCCGGGAATTGTTACGGACTTGACGGCGGTATATTTGCCCGTAGTGCATACGCCTTTATATTCGCCCATAAATGCTATTCTCTCAAAAACCGCATAATTCGCGACATTTAAGCGAAGCTTCAAATAATCCAGCTTTGATTCGAGCGTGTCGATTTTTTCCAAAAGCGAGCTTCCGTTTTCGTTATCATCTGCATACTTTTGCTCGAGCGTGTCAACGCGGTCGGATACAGCGTCAAATTCTCTGAGTATTATATCTGCGCGCTCAAAATTATCGTTAAAATCCTGTATATCGTAAAAATCGTTCTCATCGGGAAGTTTAAATCCCTTTTCTGTTGTAATCATGTAAAAGACCTCTCTACATTTCCTTCCTTTTTTAAATAACGGTGCGTACGAACACCGAGCTGCTTATGCGTTTCTTTTTTTAAGGCTCTGTGCCTTCTGTAAATAATTATTATTTCGGTTAAAAGATTTGCAGGAGCCCATCGTTCAAGAAGTCTTTCTATTTCGTGATAATAAGGCTCCATCTCCAAAAAGAATAAAATACTTAATATATACTTATCATAATTTGCGCTTATACGGACGTTTGTTACCCCCATAGGCTTGTATAACGAAAGTATAACGGCTTCTAACGCATTATGCGTATACGGGAGAAAATCCGATAATCGACAAATAATCTCGCGGCGTCTTTCTTCTGCGGTTTTCCCCGACATACCGGTAATGCCGAATATTTTCTCCCACCTGTAAAGACCGACTTCGGACTCATCGGCATAAGCGGCAAATGAATTGTTTAAGATTTTACCGATTGCCGCGCTTATATAATTTATTTCGTCGCTTTGAGTTTTCATTATATAAGAAAACTCTTTAATCCGCTGCATATTCTCCGGTAAATATTTAATCAACATTTGTTATCTCCCCCCTTAAAGGAATATGGTTGGAGTAAATCATATAGTTTCTGTCGTTTGAATTGTTGAATTTTAAATTTTCTATAGCCCTGATTTTCCCGAGAGTAACATTTAAAAATTTAACCTCGAGCTGTGACGCGCTCAAGGTTATGTCGTCTAACGCTTCCCACATAACGGCAAATTCTCTGAAATATTCGTCTAAAACCCTGTTTAAATCGGATTCCGTATCCTCAAAGCTGACCCCCTGTGACATAATGAATTTCGCCGAAACATTTATAGTCATTCCCATTACGCCTATAACGGTTACATTATGACCAATCGGGGCGAGTCCGTATCCTTTTCCCGGATTTCTCGCCGGGTCAATAATTCCTTTTATATCCGTAATCATTTCGTTTGAAGGAATGTCCCATTGGTTGGTTATAATAGAAAGTCTGACATGACCCCCGCCGTTATACGAGGGGGTGATTTTTACGCCGCCGACGCCGGGTAGCGCGAGAACCATTCTTCGATAATCGGCAACATTTCCTCCGTAGCTGTAGTTTTCAATGCTTTCAAAATATCGTTTTCTTAAATGCTCGGTCTCCTCCTCGTCCTCACCCGGAATGAGCAACCCGGTAATCTTAGCCGATGTAAGCCCCTCAATATAATTAACGGGGAGCAAATCCCCTACCGACCTGTTACCGACCGCGCCTTTGCTTGTACATACTAAGCGGTATGTTAAACCCTCAATATTCTCCGTCACTCGGTAAATCAATTCTTCCTCGTCGACTCCCGATAAAACGGTGAACAATGTGTTTGCGGGTACCGTTATATTAAACTCGCCCTTAATGGTTGCAAAGGTTGCGGGATAAGGTGTAATCGCCCTTTCCGCCGCCCTGCGAATAAGCATTTCGCGCCCGGCTGTATCGGCAAAGGTCTCGTCAATCGCGTTGTCGAGTTCGGAATAAAACTGTGCCAACTCGAGCGCGACGGGAGCCAATGCGTCATATATAACGCTTCCCTCCCGCTTATCAACATCGTCCGGAATCCTGTCGAGCATACGCGACAATATAAACCCGAATGTCATATTTTTGTACATTATTCTTTCCCCCTGTCTGTATAAAACTCAAAAGCTTCAAGCTTGTGTTCCCCGTAAATTGAATAAACGGTAAATGTAACGCGAACAATATTCTTTTCTTGAACAAAATTAAACCCGACTACCCGCAAAATTCGACTGTCGGAAAGCAATGCCTCCTTGATTCTTCGCTCGAGCTCAACACACACATAATCACAATCCCGCCCGAACAAATCGGCGAGTTCGATTCCGTAATCTGTAGAATATATAGGGTGTCGAAATCTTTCTGTATTGAGTATTTTTACAACCGCCTGGCTAATTGCTTCTCTTCCGTCAATAAATGTTTTACCGCCGCTCAAATTTTCCAAATTATAAGTCTTTTCGGAATACTCCTTCCTTAAAGACTCGTTGCCGAATTCATCGGCAACGTCATAAAACCCATTAGGTAACATTAAATCCCCCCTAAAACCAAATCCATCAAATGCTGTTCCCCGTTTAATTTATGAACACATTGTAATACCGTGGCGTTACCTTTAAACTCATCAAAATTCAAAGCTATACCGGAACCGCCTCGAACCCTTACGTCACCCAGCGCGTTTTTTACAGAAACGCTTCGCTCGTCCTTGTTATATATAGCCAATAACGAATTAGCCCTGCTTACAAGGGCTTCGTTTTCGTCGCTGATTTTCATATAATGCTGTAAAACGCCGATTCTGTATTCGCTGTCTATGTCCCTCGCAATATAAACCTCTCGGTCGCTTGAATTATTTTCTTGCCGAGAGAGCTTAATTCTGTTACTCCGCCCTTCAATTGATGAAAAAAAGCTCAATTCTCCTATTGTATCCCTATTAAGCTCTGCCCCCGAAAACATTTGAGCCTCATTCTTCAAAGAAAGCTCCCCAAATTCATCAATAAGCGTAAATCGCGTGCCGCTTCTTTCGTACTCATAATCGAGTGCATTTTCGATTATATCCGAAAGCGCAACGTCGTCTTCTATACGCTCCGGAATGATACATTGTGTTTGGTCAATATCACCCACCCGCAATTTATAATCCAAAGCAATCGTGCGTATAACGTCGCTCGCCCGTTTTCCGGAATAGATATAGGTATCCTTATTTTTCAAATATCTTAATTGGTCATAGGCTGTAACGGTTTCGATGCCGTTATGCTCCTTTTTTCTTTGAAAAACTACCCCGAAAAACATTTTTCTGCCGTTGACCTTAAGCCCCACCTTGTCGCCCGCTCTTATCGCAAATTGATTTCCCAAAAGCTTTTGCCCGATTATACCGAACGAAAGCTTAGAACACCGACCTTGATTAAAGCTTTCATATAAAACGCCGTCACAAACCTGCGGTTCAAAAGAACAACTTTGATTATTAACCCTTAATTCAAACACTGTTAGTCTCCATTTCTAATTCTTAGGAATTTTCAAGTTTTGCTCGGGGTGAATGGTATAGGTGGTGGTTCCTTTCCCGACATTATCGCGGTCAATTAACGGCTTATTCAAATCGTATATGTCCTTATACCGACTCCCCTCGCCTAAAAGCTTGTGCGCTATTATCCAAAGCGTATCGTCCTTTGCGACGCGATAATTGCTGACGTCGGGAACACTGTCAACGGGGCGCGTCGGCGTGGGTGCAGACCCCTTAACCCCATCCGGAGAATTGATTATTACGTTTTTTACGGCAAAATCTCGATACTCGCTTAACCTGACATCTATATAAATATCTTTCCCTTCTGCGGCGTCCTCGCGAGAACGAATCTCGGAAAAAACGACTTTAATATTCGTAGAAGCGAGAGCCCTCCCCCCCGCAGATTTTCGAGACACAATAAACCTGAACGGCTTACCGGATTCTTGCAAATCCAATAAGCTCTGCAATATACTTCCGCCGAGTACAAACCCGCTTCTGTAAACGGCAAAAGGATAAACGACCTGCGGAAGCAAAGCCGAAAATCTGATTTCGGCTAACCCTTTTACCTCCGAAAAAACAATTTCGCCGCCCGACGCCATATCTACCTTCCGCAATTTATTGCCGTAATCCCTTCATTTTATCGTCGGTATAATCATAACCGAAAAGTGACGTGGAATTTTTTATAAAGTCTTCGTTGGTAACGGTAAAAACTTTATCCTCGACTCCCCAGTTCATCTCTAAAGCAAAAGCGGCGGCACCCCTTTCGGAAAGTGCCGCGCCTATACGCGCTAAAGAGACAAAGTTAATATACGAGCCGGGTAAGGTTTTATTTTGCCCGATAAAAACGCCTCCGCCTAATGCCATAATAATTTTTCCTCCATTTCTAATTTCCCCATTTTCTCTTTCTCGTCTTCGCTGTAATACACAAAAACGTCATAATTGACAAAAAAACTTAATAAGTCGTCAACCCGCTCCCCCTGCATAGCTGCCCCGCGTATAACCGTCTTGGAACCTCCGACGGAAATATATTCTAAGCATATAAACAATCGGTCGAGAATATCCTGCCAATTTTCAAACCAACGACATTCTACACATAATGCAACGCTGTGTAAATACCTATTCCCCAATAATTGAGTAGAGGTAAAATGCCTGTCCTTGATTCGTTTGTTTGAAGGGTTCTTAGATGAAACGTAAAAATTCGACTCGCGTAAGGGTGCCTTTGAATTAAGAATCCCCGCTTTTCGAGCCGAATCTTCGGTATATATTTTAACATCTTCTCCAAATTCGCGCGCTAAATTGGAACAAACCCCCGAAATTATTTCACTAACCATATATATGACCATTCCTTTCCGAAGCACAACCCCCCCTACCCTCGGGAAATAATCCTTGCAATAGGAATCTTTTTATGGTCAACATAGGTGTCATACTCGACATTAACGAGTTCCCAATTTTCGCCGTCGGAAAGTTCATAATCGGTAGGAGAAAGCGAGCTTTGGCTCTGCTTTTCATAACTGATTCCGTAAGGCGCAAACGCTTTACGCTGTCTCATATAAAGGGTATCCTCCCCACCGTTCGTCTTCGGGTCGCGCGCAAGCTCGTAAGAATTTTTAACGCCTATATCTTCATAAGAAAACGCGCCTTCACCTAAGATATAGGTGGTATAAAGCGTTTTCCCGCCCTCTTGCGTTACGGGGAGATTATCGTCAACAATAACCAAACGCCCGCACCATGTTCCGAGCTGAATCTCTCTCGTTATACCGTCCTTATCGGTATAACGCATATACTCGAGCAAATTGAGGTTTTCTAAAGATGTCGCAATTGTAGAGTGCATAAGAACAACAGTAAATTTCTTTTTATTAACGCCACAAGCCTTGAAAGCCGCGTTGTTAAGCGCAACTGCGGTAATACCGCCTTCTCCGTTTTCAGAAATGTTATGCGTATGCTCGTTGACAAATTTAAGATTCTCGGTTCCGCTCATAGAGAATATACCGTCAAGCACCGCGCTTAATGTACCGATATCAATATCGTCTTTATACTCCGCAACCTGTCGCGCAACAGAATCCATAAAATCACCGCCGCCCGAATCATAGATAAAGTCTTTTTCTACCCAGCCCTTTGCTCTGCCGACAACAACAACCCCCTGCTCAAAAACTTTAGTGTTTTCGGGGTTAATATCGGTAGCTCCGTCATAATTGATTGCCCCGCCGTCGAGTGCGCCGCGCATAATTACCCTTGCAAATCCTACCGTGCTTCCCGCCGAAAAAACATTTTTAATGTCGGGATTAGCTGCTAATGCCTTCGCCTTAACTAATTCGTTAACCTTTAAACCTTTGGTTCTTTTAACCGAATAATCAAAAGCCTCGGGGTTAAACTTCTTCGCGTTAAATTTTGTACCTTTCATTCGTTCTCTCCTTTTTATAAATTACAATTTTGCTCTCGGGTGTTTTTCCAAAAATGAGCATAATTCAGAATAGCTTAATTTTGAAAAATCGACCCGCTTATCCGGGGCTTCTCTCCCCGTTTCGCCCGTGACCGCGCCGTTAAGGTTTAACGTACAATCGTGTTTTGCCGCCGATTCGTTTTGTTTAACAAAAATTTCATCAATCGCGCTTTTTAAAGAATCAATCTGCTCCTGCAATCCCTTGAGGGCGTCATTAACCGCTTCATTAACCGCTTTATCGAAATCGTTCGAATCCATGACCTTTTCTGTCGCGTCCTTGCCGTCGTGTTCCCGGGCAGTCGTAACAACCTTCCCGTCAACATTTGCCTTATTTTTTTCTTCCATATCTTGGTCTCCTTTCATATATAAGAAAGCCGAGGATTAAAAACTCAATCGCTTTTAATCTTCAGCTTTCCATAATACTATTTTAACATACGTTATCTCGCTCCGGTGCCAACATTCGTTGCACCGGCAACAATTGCAATTCTGTTTGCCTGTTTTTTAAAATATCTTCTAAAACGCTATATACAGTTAT